CTTTTGGTATACTCGTTTTCTTTTTGGATACGGTAGTCGGGATAACCATTCTCCAAGGTCCCGCACTCAACGTAGCGATAGGGGTACCGTTCTAGTAGAACTTTCATGGGATGTTTTTGATTTGAACCTAGTATAGCATGTCAGGCGTAAGAATACCACCCTGTTGCAATAATTTTTTCATAATCGTGGGTGACTCGTCCCTTATGTGTGTATGTCCAGTCTGCTGGCCAAATACAACACTTACCTTTCTCTGCCTCCTCGTAGTGGTCCTGATGAAACCATTCAGTGCCACCGTTAGGAACACTATTTAGGTAAACCATCCAAACGAGGTGACGATATACGTTGGATTTCGCACTTCCAGATCTCTCTGTGTGCCACTCCTTATACCCTCCACCCTTAGGGTATTCTTGTACATTCCAACCAGGATCCATATGAAAATAACCACCCTTGGCGGAGAAAGGGAACTTACTAACGTAGTTCCCCATGCAGGAGTCAACTGCAGATACAAAGTCATTGACCTTAGGAAGGATCACCATGTTCATGTAGGGTGTATCCATTGACTCCTTTATTTTTGGATTGACTAAACCCAGAGGGGATGACAAGTCATCCTCTCCAGTATCACGATTCTTCTCGCCAATGGATTCTCCCAGTCCTTTCTTAAAATATGTTTGAGAATGATTGTAATGCCATTCGACAAAACCATCAATAATATTCTCATCAATCATCTCTGTATAGAGAAAACTGGTACTGGGAATAATTTTACCTGCGTCTGAATCAATAATCATAGTGTCAACTTGACTCCACCAAGAAATATTTTACGTCATTTCTAGGACGTGATCTTCGACCAAATGATCAATGAGGATTGAGTAATCCTCCTCCACATCTAGACCCCAGAACTGGACGCCTTTGATGTCCGAATAAAATCGGCAAAGGGAAGAGAAGAGCGGTGGATACTCGGTGTCAAGGGCAACAGTGCCATTGCAAGCATCCTTAATGATTTGCAGACTGTCTGCAAAACGATCTCTTACACTCATAATCGATCTCCTATTTGGTTGTACCAAGGGGGCGAACCCCCAGTGGGAGATACAGGGATCGAACCTGTGACTTATTGCTTGTAAGGCAACCACTCTACCGCTGAGTTAATCTCCCAGGGACGGGTGTGGTTGGGGTCGAACCAACGACCGACGGTTTAGAAGACCGTTGCTCTATCCACTGAGCTACACACCCGTGAAGAGTTACCCTAGGGTGTTGATTTGCTGAGCGATTGCCTGTGCTTCTGCATGGTTACCTTCTGAAACAAGTTCATGTAGTTTGTCAATGAGAATTTCAACTGTGTTTTCAAGTACATCGATTTCCTGCTCGTAAGCATTCAATTCTTCGTGACTCATCGGACCCCTTAAGTAACCAACTCTGAAATTATATAGCAGATTGGGGTGAGCGTCAAGTGTATCGGAACGTTGGTTTCGGTGTGCCAGCTAGATTGAATGACACAATGGTTCGTCTCTTGTCCGAATCATTTGGTGTTGCTTCGTGCAGTAGGAAGGCAGGGAAGACCACAAAGTCACCCTCTCTAACCTTTGGGGTGTTCTGCATGAGATCACCTGTCAGAGGGTCATGGAAGGGGCAATAGAATGTGGTTGCATTATGCACTGCGGGATCAAACTCTAGGTACCAGACACAAGACATACCAATAGCACCATGATTGTGAGTTTGGTGATACTGTCCTTTCATTGCTTGCTGATACCACATGGTTGTGATCTCAACTTGAAACCCTACCTGATCAGAGATTGTTTTCAGGTAGGGATAGAGTGCTTTATAAACTGTGGGATAATAGGCAGGGAAGATACGGTTCTTATCATTGTGAAAGAAGTCTGTCTTCAGATCTGCCACTACGCTTCCGTTAGGTGTCATTCGATGACTGCTATTGTCATCCTCCTCGAATGCCTGTAGTAATTCCTTCTTGACCTTATCAAATCCTGGCGGTGCAGGGTAGTGCTCAAATGGTACTTGGAACATAATTACTTGAAGTGTTTAATGAACCACTCGGCATCGACTACTACCAGTGGTTTCTTTCTATTCTTTTTCATGAACAAGATGGGTTCATGATCCCCAGAGTTTGCTGTTGCTTGTTCGTATGCATCCCATACATTGAGACGTTCTACGTTCTTGCATTCTATAGAGAAAGGAAACTTTGATCTGGCATCTCTTGCCATGATCAGATCTTCACCACCAGCACCCATGCTACGTGATTCAATATCTTCGGGGTGGACATCCCGATGCTCGATCAGCATGTCCCTTACCCACTTCTGAAAGTTACGTCCTTTCGCTTTAGCACTCTGAGGTTTCAATCCGCGTACCCATCATCATCGTCATCATATCTATAACCCAAACGTGATGCTGGTTCTGGTGGTCGGAATGCCTCAACATCTTCCTTGATTGCATCTTCTAAACTGATAGCAAGAAGTTTAAGATTGTGGGCGATTGCCTTTACCTTTTCTACATTCATTTAGACATTACCTCCTTCCAATCTGCATCGAATCTTGCAAGACCATCCACTGTCAATACATGATCATACATCTTCCAGAAAACTTTGGGTGGAAGAGTGCATACATCTGCACCATACATGAAGCATCGAGATACATGATGCACATCTCTGAGAGATGCAGCAAGAATTTCAGTCTGAACACTATGCATCTGGAAGGTCTGAGAGATTGCTCTGATCAGTTCCACACCAGAAAAAGAATTGTCATTCAGTCTACCAACAAACGGTGACACATATGTTGCACCTGCTTTGGCAGCAAGAATCGCTTGTGCTGTGCTGAATACAAGCGTTACGTTTGTAGCAATATCATCTCCACTCAACTCCTTACATGCTTTCAGTCCTTCGACTGTCATGGGGAGTTTGATAGTAATGTTTTGATTGATCTCACAATAGTCATCAGCAATCGTGAGCATGTCTTCTGCAGTGTCAGCAACAACCTCTGCAGACACAGACGAATCCCATGGGAACATGTCTGTGATTTCAGTCAGGATTTCTTTTGGATCCCTGCCCGCTGCTTTCATCAGCGTGGGGTTTGTTGTCACTCCATCGATCAAACCAGTCTCGTATGCCTTTTCAATTTCAGTGACATCTGAACTATCGAGAAAGATTTTCATTGATCCTCCGTACAGTTAAAGGTATTTAGACTACAGTATAGCATGAAAAAAGGAGGGTGACTAGCCCTCCTGTTCTCAGTATTCTTTTAGCAGATCTCTACACATTCGTTTGCAGGTTGCCTGTGTATCGGAGCACTCGATTAAACATTCGTAGTAGTCATTCAGTATGATGTCTTCTACAGTGTCCTCAAAGTGACGCCATTCATCGAGTTGATTCCGCGAGATTAAGTTGTGCATTGTCCACCTCCGTAACTGGTCTCATAATGTAGAGAAGGTTAGGGTTCATTTGACACCTCGCTAATTCTATTACTACTTATAATTGTTTTGGTATCGTAATATACTAATGTAAATAAATTACATAAGTACAAAAAAAGAGAGGGTTCTTTACCCTCCCTATCTCAAGATGTTACTTTCCATGAACGTTCGCCATAGGGTTTAAGTCTAACCCATTTGGCGTAATGGATCCCACGATACGTTAAAAACGCAAAGGTCTTTTCTGGATCGTGCTTAATTGGATCATATTCTGGAAGATCATAATTAATCTCCAGTCTGATCCGCATCTCTACCCCCTATACAACGATTGTAATAGGCGGACTTCTCCGTACAACAATAGTAGAAACGCTACGAACCCTAGGGATATAACCCCGACGATTTGTATTGCTTCCATGATCAGGATTTGGATGCGAACTTACGCTCCACCTTAATACCACGATACATGAGTTCGTGATTACGGCTTTGCTCCTTCTCAGCAAGGATTGCTTCCTTGTACTGCTCGGCGTTGTACTTTACGCCACGATAAGTGATCTGTGCCATTTGTTTACTCCTAAAGTAGTTGGATTTTTAGGCCCGTTCCTTTAGTCGTTTGCGTCCCATGAGCAGTGTGGTGTTGCTTCTTGAATTACTTCAACAAGTTCTGCCTTAACTGCTTCGTTCATACCCTGATGTGCATCGAGACGACCGATCATATCGGCAGCATCAATACAATTAATAGTGGTATAGAGTAGGAAAATTCCTAACATGGGATGAACGCTCCGTTCCGCGACTTACTTGCGTCCCACCCGAGAGTGGGATGAACGTATGGATATACTAACATATCCCCATACTATTTAGCAAGTTTGAATGTATCATCTGTTACCGTTTTTTCTTATCACGCTTCCGTAGGGGCGTCCCCTTCGGATCCTCCAACAAATGTCGTTTGAGCTTGCGTAAATACTTCAAGTGGTCCGTAATACCAACTACGGGGGTCTTGGGACAACCAATCACCCTCGATTCTTGATGCGTACGGGGTTCCTCCTTGCGCGAATTGCGCTTCTTCCATTGTTTCTTTCTCATGTGTGAACCACCTATCCCAGATCTTCTGGAGTAGATTAGAGTTTGAAACCTGCGAACGTATTTGCTCCCACATCTTGCTTAATACCTCCGACAACGTACGATTCAATCTCAGTTTCCTGAGGGGCATTCTGTTGACCCTTGCTATTTAGCCAGTGTTGTGTCCAGGGTAGTGGGTTGCTGCGAGCGGGAATATCGTATACAGGTGTAATACCAATCGCTTTCATGCGACGGTTGGCAATCCATTCCACGTACTGAGAGAGCAGTCTTTCATTAAGACCGATCATGCTACCTTGTGAGAACAGATATGTTGCCCATTCTTTTTCTTGTTCGACTGCATCCATGAACATCGCTTTGACGTTCTCCTTTTCTTCGTCTGCAATCGTTTGCATATCAGGGTCATCACCCTCTTGCCATTTCTTCAGGATTTTTTGAGTAAGTGCAAGATGTTGACTTTCGTCTCGTGCGATGAGAGAGATAATTTTAGCGGATCCTTCCATAAGCTTGAGTTCACCAAACGCAAACGAGCAAGCGAACGACACATAAAAACGGATCCCCTCCAGGATGTTGACATTAGCGACAGCAAGATAAAGTTTTCTTTTCAGATCACGCAGTGTCCATGTAGATGTTGGTGAATCTTTCCAACTCTCTTTCCAGAGATTGCCTTGTGCATACTCACCAGCAGCATCAATGTACTCATTGTATGCTTTGCACACAGACTTAGCACGATCTAGAATACGTTCATCATCTAGAACAGTATCAAATACCTCAGCAGGATCAGCGTATACGTTCTTGATAATGTGAGTGTAGGAACGTGAATGAATTTGTTCCATGAATTCCCACACACCCATGGCACCTTCCAGTTCAGGAAGAGATACATATGGTTTGAATGCCATGCCAGGTCCACGACCCTGCACAGAATCAAGAAGAATTTGATACTTCAAGTTAGAAGTATATATGTGCTTCTGCTGTTCGTTAAGAGTTTTGTAATCAGAACGATCCTTCTGCAGAGATACCTCTTCAGGTCTCCAAAAGAATCCAAGTTGTGACTGAGTGAGTCTATCGAAATCAGGATACTTAAACTCATCGTATCTTTGCATCCCTAGTGGTGCACCGAAGAACATCGGTTGCTTTTTTGTATCCACTTTCTTCTCGTTGAAAACTGTCAGTCCCATTGTGCCTCTTTTGGATGTGTATATGTACCGTAATTAAAAATGTAATTCAAAAATGCATTGATCCTTGGAGAAACCCCCAAGGATTCACAGCAATCAAGGTAGCACTGAAATTCATCTTGTAGATCTACCCCGAGTTCTATTGTAACTGTTTTAGACATTACATGCGTCGCATTCTGACTCATCTGCATTGAGGAGTTCGTTAACAAGAGAGTCAAGTTCTTGTTTACGTGCCTCTTCTTCGTCTACATCTTTCTTATTGTCATAGGTGTTCTGATAATAGGATGTTTTCCAACCATACTTGTATGTACTGAGGAGATCTTGTGCCATAACGGACACGGGAACTTCATTATCAGGATAGTTCTCTGGATTGTAAGACCAGTTGCCACTGATCGCTTGGTCAAAGAACTTTTGCATTACAGCAACGATGTTGATGTAACCTTCGTTACTCTTCATCTCCCAGAGAAGAGTGTAATTATTTTTTAGAGAATTGTATTGCGGAACAATCTGCTTAAGAGGTCCCTTCTTTGATTTCTTAATGGACAGGTAGTCGCGAGGTGGTTCGATACCGTTTGTTGCGTTTGACACAACGGAACTGCTCTCCGAAGGCATCTGTGCGGACAACGTGCTGTGTCGCAGTCCGTG